GTATCCATTTGGTTCACCACCTGCCCAGTTATTGTATTGCCCTACGACATTTCCACTATTTGGGTTTGATGTTTTAATTACCGTTCCTTTTTCTGGTCCTGCATCAATTACCCATCTACCATCAATTACTTCATCGGTACATGCAAACCATATGTTAGTTTGAGGTACATTTGCTTGAATAAAAGCATCTTCTGAAGCTGATGTGATTGTTACTAAGTAACCTGTCTGTCCTTTGAACGTTGTTAGTAGTGATGCTGCTCTTGCATCTTTGTAGAATGCACCTGTTGTTACTGGTTTATAGAAGTGACCATTAATACCATTGTAGTAGTACCCTGTGGGGTTAATTGTTGCAGCTACTGATAGTTTAACATTACCTGTTGCTGAACCTGTGTTTACTTTTAGAGATGCTAATGCTGTATTGATACTTGACATCGTTCCAGTGAATACCAAACGAGTCTTATTCCCTACCATTCCAAATCCACTTGCTGGAGTTAGGTTTGTATAACTGCTTAGGTAGAATGTAGTACCTGTTGGAAACTCTACTAAACTGATTGATGCTAGTATAGTTGCAGTTGGTGCAAATCCACTTAATACAAATCCACTTGCGTCCTGTCCACTTGTAATAAGTAAGAAAGACTTAGAATCCGGAGCAGATACACTCTGTCCGAATCCTATAAATGGTAGTAGTAAAAGTAAAACTAATTTTTTCATATTACTCCACTGTCAAGTTTACTTTAGTTCCATCTGGCTTAACAGCATCTGCTAATACAGTGTAGAACAATCCTGATGTATTTGTTAGTGTTGATTTTGGTGTAAAAGTAATTTTGTATGGAATACCTGCTCTAACCTTTCCTGTCTTAGTTTGATCGATTGAACCGAAAGTAACTCTTCCGTCTTTGTTAGTTGAGAAGTTAGTTACAGTATTTCCTGTATCAAATTTAACATCATCTAATGTTAACTTATCTGTATCGTATTTTAATACTACTTGTACTCCAGATAAATCTGAATCAGAAAGAGTTGCATTAATTACTACTTTACCGTTTTCTAATTTAGAAGCTAAACTCATTACTGCGTTAGCCTGTACTTTGGCTGTATACGAAAGTGTGCCTAGTTTACCTGTAGTAGAAGCTGTTACTGCTGGGTCTGATGAGTGAGAGAAATCTAAATCACCTCTATATGCATAAGCAAAATCCTCAGCTTGTTGTTGTGATGTAATCTCAACTGCGTAGTTTCCTATATTACCATTTGCCCAATCTGCTTTTTTACCTGAGATGAATCCAAGTGATGTTGCTGTTGAACTTGGTATTGATGCATTTGTATCTACATTAATTCCCATTACGTGAGCAAATAAGTAATAAGCATCGTTATTATCAAAGTTACCGTCTCCTCTTGTTACGTTACCTACTATCTTTTGTAATGCTGGGTAAGTGAATGTAGTACTGTTTCCTGTAAGACCTACATCTGAAATTGCTAGGAATGCTTTATAAGCATCTGATACAGTTACAATATCGTTTAGGAATGGTTTTTGGAATGCAGGTACAATTACTACTCCGAATTTATCTCCTACTTTGAAGTTGGTAAATGTAGCCTCACCTTGTGCGTTTAAGTTCTGAATAGCTAAAGGTTGAGAAGCATTAGTCCAATCAATAACACCTGCTGAAGTAAGAGGCATGATTTGTACTTTTTGTTCTACAATGTTTGTGTGACTTGAAGGAAAAGATACTCTTACTTTAAATGAAGAAGTCTGTCCTGTTACTGTACCAGGTACTCCCATCCAAAGTACTCTAGATCCAATTGGATCTACATAAGTACCATCTGCATTTACAGCATAGGATAAGTCGAACTTGTGTATATTATTATAGACAGTATTGTCTAGTATTTTGTATTTTTGAGTAGCAATAACTCCGTCAATAGGAGCATCTGTTCTTTGTACTGTCAACTGCCCTACGTTCCAATCCATATTAGACTGGTAGCCCCATGGTGTTGACTTGTATTGATTATATAATTCACCTACTCCGATTTGTGGGTTTTGGTTGAATGAGTAGTTACTCCATCCAGTATAGAAAGTCTGAGATGATGATCCTTGACTAAACACTGTACTGTTTGCAACGTACTCTAAATGTTTGTTAGAGTATTGGTATCTTAACCAAAAGTATCTTGGAGTTGATGATCCTCTTTCAACTGTGTATTGGATTGTGATAATCTGACCTACAGTGTAAGGACCTGGTTCTACGATAGATTGATCAATAATTAATTGACCAAAAGATAGTAAAGGAAATAGTAGTAAAAATAATAGTTTTTTCATTATAGTTTTAGTTTTTCAATAATTTGTTCGCATACTTTTTTTAATGCTGACGAAACGTTTGTTTGAGAAAACTTACCTCCTTCATCTATTATGATAGTAGATGACGAGATGGACTTTGCTTGTCCTTTAACTACAACTGTTTTTAATTCTTTTCCATCCAATATTATTTTAGCTGCGGCAACGATCTCTGTTACCTCTACGGTATTTCCGTAGACTGCTAATTGCATATTTGTACTCTTAACATCAAAGTAAAGTAATTCTACTTTTAATACTTTGGTAGAGTTTGGATCTAATTCATAACCTTTTTCTTGAATTACTTCTTCAAGTATATTTTGTACACCGAAAGCTAGGTCTCTATTCCCAGCTTGTGGTCCCATGACTACATTGTTAACAACTTCATCTACCTTGATAGTCCCTTGTGCATAGGAACCTATACCAAGTAGCAAAGCTGTTATTATAAAAAGAAGTCTCATATCCTCTGTACATAAAATTAATTACTAAAACAGTTGATATGAAACCTCTTTTAAATAAATAGGTAAGTTATACCTTATCTTCTTCGATAACCTCTGCTCGGTTACCATCCACTGCAATTTCATGCCAGTGAACTCTTCCTTCTTGTATTGCCTTCTTAATATTCCTTTGCTTACCCATCAGTATTGAATTTCCTGACTTAACCTCTATAAAGTGAACTTCACATTTGGTTTTGCTTTCAGTATTAGTAAACCCTACATAATCGATAGGCATTCCTAAGAATACTACATCCTCAGGTGGTACTGGGAATTTAGTCATGAAAGGAACGAAGTGCTCAATTGTCTTACCCCAGTTAACTGCTGATGATCTGAATGTTGAGTCTTTTTTTACTTTTGCTTTTTCAATTTCATGAGTAGCATCCTTTTCTATCAATGCTGCTTTGGCATCGGTAAGTTGAATTTGTATTAAGTAAAGTGCTGCTACTAAAAAAGCAACAAGAATAACTAAAAGTACTATTAGTATTTCCATAATTTAATTTTGATTTTTTAAATAAGTTGTATAAGACTTTCTAAGGGCTTCTGCACTCTTCTTACCCAACTCCATTGCGATCTCATTCCAGGTCTTTTTGTCCTCTCTCATCTTAGCTACTACTTCGAAATCACCAAAGTGCTTTGCATTTGGATTCTTATCCCCTGAAAAGTCAATGTTATGTGTGTGCATTGGATTATTCTTTTTCAGTAGTTCTGAATGTTCTGGTCTCTTCTTTCCGTAGAAGTGGTGTTTTTCTCCTGACATAGCTTCACTCTGCAATCTCCTCTGCTGTTCTGATATTGGTTTTCCGTATTTAGGATTGTCTTTACCATATAACCTAGGTCCTCTTATTCCTCCTGGCATCATGTTGTAGGTATTGGATAGCTCTTGTAGTATCTCCTCTTCCCTCTTCCACATTAGGTCCTCTTGTTGAAACTCCTCTAAAATAGTGTAGGTAAACGTATCTTCACCGTACTTATTAAATGCTCTCTGCAGAAACCTATTGTGATGCTTATTCTTCCTTAGATCGTTAAAATGCTCTAATCGTCTTTTGTGTGGGTTGGTGGAGGCTCCTATATAGAACCTCCCATCCTTCTCACATTGTATCTTATATACTACCATACTTCACTGTTTATTATAAATAGGCAGTGATATTGGTTTCCTAGCCATCGCATGAAAGGCAGTCCTCAGAAGTTCTACTTCCAATGTCCCCTCGGATTACAGAATCAGTTCTTAAATAATATAACGTCTTTAGTCCTAGTTTCCAAGCTGTCTGGTGAACAAGGTTTATAAATTTAGGGCTATCACCTGGATCAAATGCTAAATTCAATGATTGAGCTTGATCTATGTACTTTCCTCGGATTGCTGCTTGCTCTACTAGAGCCAATTGGTTAATCTCTGCAAAAGTTAAAAATACTTCTTTATCTTCAAACGGCATAACGTCTTCTGGTAGGTTAGCAATTGATCCTCTATCTTTAAGGATTTGTTGCCATACCTCTTCTGAGTTGTGTCCTTTCTTATCTAAGTACTCTTCTAGTACTGGGTTCTTTCTGATGAAAGTACCTTTAGAAGAGTTGAACGTATAAACGTTAGCTGGGATTGGTTCAATACCTGCTGATACTCCTCCTGAGATTGTTGAGTTAGATACTGTAGGTGCAATTGCAAGTAAGTGAGTATTTCTCATTCCTGTTCCTTTACACCAAACTGGTTCTCCGTATTCCTCAGCCAATTTTCTAGAAGCTGCTTCTGCTTGTGTTTTTATTTGTGAGAATATTCTATTTGTCCAAGAAGTGGCTGCAATAGATGTAAATGGAATTCCTTTTGATTGTAAGAATGTATGCCATCCTAAAACTCCTAATCCTAATGCTCTTCCTTTCTTAGCAGAACGGTGTGATCTAATCATAGACTCTTTTCCGTTTGTCTTAACTAAGAATTCCTCCAATACTCCATCTAAGAAGTAGATTGCTGTTTCAACTAAGTCAGTATCTTTCCACTCTTCGTATCTTGTTAAATTCAAAGAAGATAAACAACATACAAATGAATGCTCTTCGTCAGTATGCAATGCAATCTCTGAACAGATGTTAGTCATCGATACGTCTAAGTTATTCTTAACGTATGCAGGTGGATTAGCATTGTTTACATTGTCTTTAAACATTAAGTATGGTTCTCCTGTCTCAACTCTTGATTTTAGTATCTCTACCCAAACCTCCATTGCTTCTGGATCTCTATGCTCCAATCTTTGCATGAATTTATCATCCACAGATATACATTGGTGTAGGTTCAAACACTGTCTGTTTGGATCTCCTTTTGGTCTTCTGATTTGTAAAAACTCCTTAATGTCTGGATGGTTGATATCTAAGTTAACTGAGGCTGCTCCTCTTCTTACTGAACCTTGATTAGTTGCAATAATAGTTGAGTCGTATATCTTAGCCCAAGGCACAATACCCTCTGATTGTCCTGACTCTCCTGTTCCGATCTTAACTCCTCTTCCTCTTACTTTAGTCAATCCAATTCCTACTCCTCCTCCTAGAGAGGTAAGTCTCATTAACTCTGCATTGGTTAATCCTATTCCTCTGATTGAGTCTGGAGTATCAATACCAAAACATGAGATTGGTAATCCTCTGTCAGTTCCTGTATTTGATAGTACTGGTGAAGCTAGGTTTAACCATCCCTTCCACATATACTTAAAAAACTTGTTTGCTAGATCTGGACGATCTAATTTTTTTGCTACTGCATCTGCAACTCGCTTGTAAGCCTTCTTTGGTGTCTCATCAGGAAGTAGGTATCCTTTTGAGATTGTAGCCAAAGATACTTCGTTCATCCACTCAGGGTAATCAACTCCTGGCTTCCAAGTACTGTAATCTATTGTCATAAAAATTTAATTAAAATGCGTTATCCCAATCCATGTGTCCTTTAGAGTAGTTTGTAACTCTATTGGCAAAGAAGTCTGTGTGCTGTTTTCCAGCTACTACGGCATCGAACCAAAGCATTTGTTTTAA